TTTTTTAGTCCGGGATTAGCGGGTGCTTTTAGTGCTCCACCAGCTTTCATATTCTTTTTATCCTTTATTCTTTTTTTAGCTTCTTCTCGTTTTTTGTTTTGCATCTTTTGTGAGGCGCTAGGAGTTTGTTTACCTTCATTCGCCTTTTTTTCTTTTGCCTCGTCTTCAAATTCTCTTGCTATTTTTTGTAAGAAATTTTTTGGTTCTGGCCTTTCTGTTTCTATAAATTCAAATTGAATCTCTGGTCCTTTCTTTGATTCTGGCATTTTAATTCTCCTTATACGTATGATTGTCTGGGTGCTAAAGATAATGTAGCTTTTTCTCTGTCTTCTGTAGAAGCAAGTAGCCACTGCTCTTCATATTCTTGTTTTAAAAATTGTACTTTAGGTCCTGCTTCTGGAATCTTTAGTGATAGATAATAAGCAAGTCCAGCAACCATACAAGGTAAAAACCTAAAGGGTATATGCTGAGTATTAACGCCCGTGCCTGCATCGTCAATTCTTTTTAAAAACCAATAAACAAAAGTATAACTTCCGTCATTTGGGATAGGCCATAAAGTTATTTTAGGAACCGCTGCCTGTCTATCTATATAAACTTGTATAGGTCTACCCGTGTCATTCTTACTAGGTATAGAAGCATAAGTGGGATTAGATATTCTAGATATGGTTATATCCGATTGAGTTGTTCCTGTACCTGTTCTAATAACCTGACTGATAAGATCAATAGTAGTTGTAGGTAAATCATATGTTGCAGTGCCTTGAACAAGAGGAATAGTAGCTTGTTCTACAGTCCAAAGATTAATACCTCGGTTAGCCCATTCAATAGTAAGTAAATTCAAACTGCGAGTAGCCGTTCTTAAATCATAGCCTGTTCTAAGTTCCGCACCGCAACGCTCAAACGCTTCTTCTACTAGCAAGTTAAGATCAAGATTAAAATTGTGCGTATTTGTCGTTGTCATTATTTCTTACCTTTTCTTTTAAGCGCTGCCACTCTACGAGGTTTACCCGCTGGTTGCCCAAGTCTTTTCTTTTGAGCTATACGCGATCTCTTTTGTGCAGGTGTCATCTCCCCAGATGTTTTTGGAGTTTTAGCCGAAACACGTTTAGAAGGTCTGCAGTAAGGCGTACCACGAGTCTCACCTTTTTTTCTACCACAAGCTTTACCTGTTCTTACGTCTTTCCAATCTTCTTTAAACCAGCGTTTTAATGCCGCACCTTTTTTGGTTTTACGAACAGCCATTATTTACCTGCTTTCTTTTTCCTACATTTAGCAATAGCTCCAGAAGCATAAGCGCTAGGAAAGACTTTATAACTAGCCTTTACCTTTTGATAGCAAGCGTCTTTTACACTCCCGCCTTTTTTCATTTTAGTAGGTTTAGTGTGTCCATAGCCTTTTTTCTTTAGCTCTAGATGTTTAGCCATAGTCGGAGCTTTAACTGCTTTGCCTGTCTTTTTATCATACATCATATGAGACTTAAAAACCTTACCACCGGCTTTCATCTTTTTAGGGTTTATAATTCCCATTCCACGAGAGGCTCTCATATCACACCATTTTACCGCGAGTTCTACCTTTAGTTACACAGCCATCTGCACGTTTAGAAGCAGAAGAAACCATACCACCTTTTTTCATTCCTTTTTTCTTAATTTCGTTAACAACACGTTTCTTTTCGCTTTTTAAATTACGTTTGCCTTTTTTAGTGTAAGCTTTTTCAGCGTCTACTCGACCTAATTCTTCGAGTTCATTTTTTACGCTTCCGCCTTTTTTCATGCCGCCCATTGCAGCTTGTCTACGCTGTGCTTCCATAGCCATAGTCATTCTTGGGTCCATAGCACGAGTACCGGCTCTATCAGCCATAGCCATACCGCCACCCATCATTTTCTTGACTTTGCCACCCTTCATCATTTTCTTATTATACATCTTGCTCTCCTTAGAATATTCTTCACCCACAGACTGTGGAATGTTTACCTTTTTAGCAAACTTAGGGTTATTAGCCACCGCCTGCATTAGTTTAAGTTGCTTGGCGCTTTTAGCGGGCATTATCTACCAGCCCACCAATATATAACCGTTGTAATTGCACTGCCGATAACACCACAAAACCACATAGCCATTCTTCTACCGCCTTTTATTTCAGATAACATAGTTTCGATATTATCCACAGCAAGTTTTAAATGACGAATATCTTCTTTCATTTCGTCCATATCTTTTTGCATATGGTCAATAGCTACTGAATGTTCTCCTAGTTCGCGTTCGGTGCTCATTAGCATTTCCACCTTTTTAATGATGCTGCTTTTCTAGTAGGACGACCTTTAGAATCTTTCATGGGGCCTTTCATACCAGACATTCGTGCACAAAAAGATTTACGGCGAGCCGCATCCTTTTTCGTTTTGGGGTTGGGTGCAGGAGCCTTGAGATTAGCCCCAGTTTTACGATTATATTTAGCGCGACCTTTCGCAGTAAGTCCCGCCCCTTTCGAGACAGGAAGCTTTTCGCCCCTTCCTACTGCTAAAGATACGCCTTTTTTTCTAGCTTTAGGTTTAGCTTTAGCTTTCTTTGCTGTTGCCACTATATATTCTCCTAAACACTAGACTACGAATAGAATACTGTTACTGAAGCTACATTAGTTAATGTACAGTAAACTTCAGAACCGAATAATATACCATCGCCCGGAATCACTACATCGTGCATACTAGAATTAGCGTCAGTAACAATTTTTAATTGTACTGTTCCACTAGCCCCGTTTTTTAATTCAACAGAGCCTGCGGAACCACTTGTAGTTATGCTTATTGATGCAACGCGACTTCTACGTGGGATTATAACGGCGGGAGAATCAGCTTGAAGAAAGTTGACTGCTGCGATGTCATTTGCTACTAACGACATAATTATCTCCTATTATGCTGGTGTTACTGTAGTTGTACCGTCTGAACCGCGCCATACAGCATTAGCAGCACTACCCGTGGCAGTATAAATTATACCATCGTCTAGATCGACTGCTTGTAGACCAGCTACTTTATTAGTTGTGTTTAGAACATTATCAATATCAGCAATAATAATTGAAGCATCGTTAAATGAGTAAGCTACAAATCCATTGTTAGCATTGACTGGACCTGAAAAAGTGGTTGTTGCCATTTGAATTTCTCCATACAAAGTGAAGCTTATTAGTCGTGTATGCGTCTGCCGGGACAGTCTAATAAGCCGGATTTTTCCCGGAATACTAGGATACTACACTTATTAAAATGATTATACAATAGAAAAAGAAAAACCCTGGTGGAGGATGGCACCAGGGTTTTCCGCCGAGCCAGTGCTACTTATGCAGCACCTTGAGAACCCCACATACCTAGTGGGTCAGACCAACCAAACGAGTAACGCTCACGGGCTTTGTAACGTACATTGCCTGTGTCGAAGTCGCCGTCCATAGAAGTAGTAAGCGGAGTTCTTTCGAAATGCTTCATACCGTTAGGAACGTCAGTTGTAAGGAAGTACGCATCACCATCAGTTAAGAAGTGGTTTACAGTATATCCTTCTGGAATTGCACCGTTAGTACGTAGTGCGTTGATATCGTTATCAGCAGTAGCTACACGTAGCTCTGTATCTAATAGACGAGTCGCAACGAACTGCAACGAAGGTGGAATTACTAGTTTACGAGGTTTCGCTGCTATTAACAGTCCACGCTCATCAGTCCAAGCTGCAATCTGAATTACAGCATTTTCCAACGCTGTTTCATTCAAGTCTGTAGCGACTGCTTGAGTGTTGCTGTTTACGCCACCAGAAACTAATGGGTGGTTAGCATTGAACAATGACACATTATCTCCACCAGGGAAAGCTGCGTTGAAGCCGTTGTTTAGTACATTGGCCGCACGAACTTGTTTAGTGTTTGCCATTGAGCGAGCAAGAGCTTTAGTGTAACGAGCTGAAAGAGAATCATATAGATTATCTTCAACTGCTTCTTCAGTAAGACTGAAGCCTAGAGCAATTGTCACGTGGTTATAACGAGCTGTGAATGCTTCTTGTGCATTATCGTATGCAATTGCTGCGCCTTCACCTTTAACAGGTGCTGCCGCGAAGCCAGCTAGTTTAGTTTCTTCTTCAAAGCTTCTATCCGAAGATTCTGCTTCGTAGATTTCTTTGTGTTCTTCACCATAACGCGCATATTCTAAACCGAATAAAGCATTAAGGCCTGGGAGTAACTCTTTTAAGAGTTGAGCTCTTGAAATTGCCATGATTTATTCTCCTTAGATACCTGTTGAGTTATTGTAAGAGTGAACACCAGCATTAAACTTAACAAGTAAGTCTGTGAAGTCGTCACCTACAGCCGATGTTGGGCTGTCTACAAAATCAACAATGCGGAAAGCGAAAGCTGCCGTAGTATTTGTTGTAGCTGTTACTGCACTAGTAGAATTACCTGTAGTGGTACTTCCTGTGTCAGTAGCTTGTATCGCTGCTAGATGAGTATTCTGACCTAAGTCAACTGCTGTTACTGCTGCGTCTGCTTGTGCCATAAAGACTACATCAGGATCATCAACAATGTATGCTTGAGCGTCTGATGCAACAGTACCTGATGGCCAATATTGACTAAAGGTTAAGTTGCCTGTAACTGGGTCTGAGTAGGTACAACCCACAAATACACCAATTGTACCAGCGGGGAACGCTGCTGCTGCTCCACCACCGCCATTACCTGTAGTTACAACAATCTCAACTGTACCAGCGGCTACAATAGAAACTATTGAACCGTTGAAAATGTTAGTTGCATATCCACTAGCAATGGGTAGTAAGCGAGTAGAACCCGCATAAGGCGTACCACCAATGTGGTTTACGGCTTTAAGTCCGTAAGGACTAGCTGTAGATGCCATTTTCTTTCTCCATTAAAAGGTTTATTTTTAACCCCTTCCAAACTTTTCAGAACCTTCAGCAAACTTAGGCATTCTTGGATCGTTTTGATTCAGGTATGCTGCATCGACTGCTTCCGTCTGACTTTTAGTTTTATTATCAATATAAGCCTGACGTTGTTCCATTAGCTCTTTAGGAGCTTTACATAGTAATAAACCACCAATTTCAATATTGTTTTTGTATTGTCCTTGGGGTTGAGTACCGGTTATAAGTTCTGGGTGCTCTGAATGTAGTACAGGTTCCCAGCCCTCACGCATTTTCGAAGATACGTTCATGTTATCCGGTTCATTTAATAGAGAGACTCTAACCCAACGATATACCCACCCTGGCTTCTGAGTAAACTCAGGTAATAATGCCGCAGGTTTCCATACGCGTTCTTTTTTAGGGTCTTCTCTTACTTCAACTTCCCGATCAGTTCTTTTAACTTTATCCATTTGCGTTCTCCGTTTTTATCATTTCTCGTGCATATTGTTCCGGTGTCAACCTAAACTTTTTAGCCAAAGCTAATTGAGTCTTGGTTAGTCGTACTTTTTTAGGCGCGGTACTGCGCGTAGCCGGTGCAACAACATTCGAAGGTTTGCGTTGGGCAGGTTTAACCTCTTCCAACGAATTATCCCCAAAGTTCTCAGGGAATCGCTTTTGCATAGTATCATTGATACTACGGTAATATTCATCAGAAGTGGGGTTTATACCACTTTTGACAAGTTTTTCATGTACACCCAACGCCAACGCAGTCATCTCATCGTCTTTACCAAACCAAGGATTTGCATCTTGCCAAGCTTTTGCTTTAGCGTCTGGAGCTTGAGCATTTGGTTGTGGGGTATTTTGTTGAAAATCTACACTATTCTCAGGCTGTTGTACAGCTTTAAATTGTGGTTTTCTATCAACACTAGCAGATAATTTATATTGTGCCTCAGTCATTCTAGATTGAGCCTCAATAACCTTATCCGTATCTCCAACATCATAAGCCTCGCGATAGTCTCGTTTAGCTAGTGCCAGATCTTTTTCATGTGCTTCTCTAATTGCTTTTAAATAGTCTTCTTCACCACTACTGAGAGTAGTTTTCAAACCTTTATTTTCTTCTGCTACCTGACGCGCAAAACGAATAGCTTCTTCTCTTTCTCTATCAGCTTGTTCTTTAGCACGCCTTTCATCGTGATAAACTTTTTTAAGCTGCGCCATACGTTGTTTAACGCGATCAGAATAATCTTCTAAATTATCATTCTCTAGTTCGTCAACAATCTTTTGCGGTAAAGGTTCCTT